ATTCATCTTCGGGGATATCTGTTGCCTGTATGGATGTCACACGGAAACTACCAGTAGTCAACGTACCTGTCTTATCGAATACAACTGCATTGATACGGGTTATGGCATCCAGATAATTACTTCCTTTAAACAGGATACCTGTACGCGAAGCCGCTCCTATTCCGCCAAAATAGCCCAATGGGATGCTGATAACCAATGCACAAGGGCAGGATATTACCAGAAATACCAGTCCCCGATAAAGCCAGTCATTGAACACATAGTCAAATTCCGGATGCACAGCCGCAACAAGTGCAGGAAGAGCAACGATAAGAAAAGCCAACAGGACTACAATCGGTGTATAGATACGGGCAAACTTCCGGATAAAAAGTTCCGCCGGTGCTTTCCGTTCCGCCGCATCCTGAACTAAAGTAAGAATACGTGCCAGAGTGCTATGATCATAAGGTTTCGTCACTTGTATGCGCACTGCCTGTCCGCTGACAATCATACCGGCAAGCACCTCGCCTCCTTCGGAGACATTGCGCGGCATACTCTCCCCCGTCAGTGCCGAAGTATCGAAGACGGCATAAGGATTTTGCAAGCTACCATCCAAGGGAACCCGTTCACCGGGCTTCACTTCGATCACTTCTCCTACATTTACCTCACGGGGGGAAACAGTACTTAGTACTCCCTTTCGGTACACATCTACCTGTTCGGGACGTACATCCAGCAAATCCTTGATATTACGGGATGCCTGGTTCACAGCCTTATCCTGCAACATCTCTCCGATGGAATAGAGTAGCATTACTGCCAGTGCTTCCGGATATTCTCCGATATAGAAAGCTCCAAGGGAAGCCAATGCCATCAGCGAAAACTCATTGAACCAGTCTTTTTGCAAAATACTCTCCCATGCTTCGCGCATCACAGACAGTCCGACAGGCAGGAAGCCTATAAGAAACCAAAAGAACTCGATAACCGGATTAGCGAACCACGTCCACTCCTGATGCTGGAAGATAATACCCAACAGAAGGAAGACACCGGACAATACCGGAGCCCACCACTTCTTTATGATAGATTTCTCTTTTTCTTTGCTCTGCGAATGA